TCCATGGGATTCTTGGTGATGGGGCTGCCGGTCAGGATGCGGCGATACTTCGCCAGCTCCCCGGCTTTAATAATGTTACGTGTGCGAGCCGCCTTGCGGTTCTTCACCGTGGTGGATTCGTCCACGATCACCATGTTGTTCGGGTTCATCTTGAGATACTTATGCGCCGCAGCCGCACCCTTCTTGGTACTCATGGCTTCGACATTCATGACTAAGAAATGCAGCTCCGTGTGCTTCTCCGCCAGGGCGCGAATAGCTGTCTTGAACTTCTCGGTGAAGTTGGGCTGCCACTGCAAGATCGAACGATCTATGCGGCACGGTAGGTGCATGGGAATTTCTTTCTGCGTCCAGTTGGCGTAGACGCCTTTGGGCGCAATGATAAGCACCGTGTCGATCTGCCCCGCTTCGTGAAGGGCAGCCACCGTGTCGATGGCAAGCTTACTTTTGCCCGTCCCCATTTCCAGGAAGAGCGCGTAGTTAGTGGCTCCCCACGATTTTTCGAATATCTCGCGCTGGTGCGCGTAAGGCTCCGTCTTAAAGTCGTACATTTTTTCACCTCGCAGTTGAATCTAAGATGATATGCGATTAGTATCGAGTGGTCTAGGGAATAAACCGTTCCCTTACTCACGAACCACGGAGAAGCCTATGACTGATGACGTTCTTTCCCTGATGGAAGAGGACGCTTCTGATTCCCTTAACGTTCCTGCGGATAATTACATACGCTCTGTTTCCAACCTAGCTGAAGCAATGCTTCGTTGGTCAGGTGTTATCAAGGATCTGGAGGAACGATTATCCCATGCGAAAGGCGAGTTCAATCGAATCGCCGACGAGGATCTACCCCAACTCATGATCGAGGTGGGGATAGCAAAGATCGAACTTGAAACCGGCGAGACGGTTGAAGTCAAACCGACCTACGGTGCTCACATCAAAGCCGCAAACAAACCCGAAGCCTTTCAATGGCTTCGAGAAAACGGCATGGACGATATTATTAAAAATACCGTCAGCTTGGCGTTTGGTCGCGGCGAAGATGACAGGGCACGCGAGTTCATCGATGTCGCAACGGCCGCAGGGCACGTCCCGGATCAGAAGACCGATATCCATCCCCAGACCTTAAAAGCCTGGGTCAGAGAGCGCATTGAAAGCGGCGAATCAATTCCCATGGAATTGTTCGGCGTTTTTGCTGGGCAGAAAGCCACAATTAAGAGGAAAAACTAATGGCTGCGAACGAAATAGCAGAAAAGGAAGAAGGGCAGGTCGTCGAATTTGACGCCAGCATCTTCGAAGAGGACGCCATGCAGGAAAAGCTTGGGCAAGACGATCTTGCACTACCTTTCCTGAAAGTTGCATCACGCCAGGATGAAAAACTGGATGAGCTGGTAGGCGCGAAAATTGGTGACATCTATAACAGCGTCACTTTTCAAGTCTACGGCGGAGGAACGGGCATCCGGGTAATCCCGTGTTATTACGAGAGACGTTTCCTGGAGTGGGTTCCACGTGGCGATGGACCGGGGGCTCCCGTCCACATTTACAAACCCGACGAGGAACGGCCCGAAACCGCTCGCGACAAAGAAAATGTCGATTGGGTGGTGGGGGGAGAATCCTACATCGACGAAACACACCAGCATTATGTGGTCGTCCTGGAGGAAGACGGCTCGTATACCACGGGTCTAATCGCGATGAAAAAAACGCAACTGAAGAAGTCGCGTAAGTGGAACTCGATGATTGCGAGTCGCACCATGGTTGGCAAAACGGGTAAACCGTTCACCCCGGCGCGTTACAGCCACATCTACCACCTCAAAACGATTGCCGAGAAAAACTCTAAAGGCAGTTGGCATGGGTGGGATATTTCGTTGGACAGCCAAGTGTCCGACATTCACCTCTATAACGCCGCCAGGGCGTTCAGCGAGACTGTTACAGCCGGTGACGTAGAAGTACGTCATACGACTGAGGCAGGCGACGGGGACGGGGATAACTCTCCGTTTTAACCGTCAGGGGGGTGGCGCGCCGCCCCCCTTTTTTTGCGAGGTGTAGATGTTGGATTCCGACAAAATTGCGGCGATTTTCGAGGGCTTAGAACAAGCCTACGGGACTTACCGCATTGACCGGAAGCAAGCGAACGGTAAGAACACCGGCCAAGCCAACGTCATTCGCGAACCACGGACCACGGAACTCTGGGAAGGCCACCTCTCAGGTAAGGGTGACTCGATTGGCATCATCCCCATCAACGAGGACAACAGCGTCAAGTGGGGAGCCATCGACATCGATCAATACAATTTCGACCACAAGTCGCTGCTCACGAGAATACGCAAACTAAAATTACCCCTGGTCGTCTGCCGCTCGAAAAGCGGCGGCGCTCACGTCTTTCTTTTCGTCAACGAGTGGGTGCCTGCCAAAGACATGCAGGACACGCTCACGCATCTATGTGCCGCGCTCGGATTTGGCGGCAGCGAAATCTTCCCCAAACAAATTGCCTTGAACCTGGAACGAGGCGACGTCGGAAACTTCTTAAACCTACCCTATTACAATGCCGAGGAAGGACTGCGGTACGCCATCAACGACGATGGCACCGCAGCCACCTTGCAAGAATTCTTCGCCCTGTTCGAAGAGTATGTGCAAACGCCCGAACAGCTCCTGGCCCTGACTATCGAAGATACGACGACGGCCCTCGTGCCAGACGGCCCGCCGTGTTTGCAAATTTTGTGCAAAGAGAAAATTGGGGAAGGGGCTCGCAACAACGGGCTCTTCAACATCGGCGTGTATCTGCGTAAAGCCTACCCCGACTCATGGGAGTCAGAGATCCTGTCGTACAACATGCAGTTTCTTAATCCGCCGCTCGGGATCAACGAAGTCAACGTCGTTGCCAAGCAGCTCCTAAAAAAAGATTACACATATAAATGCAAAGACGCTCCGATCAACGCCTACTGCAACCCGGAGCTATGCCGCACCCGCAAGTTTGGGATTGATGCGGCTGTCGCGGGGCTCGCCATCGCTAACCTTCGGAAGTACAACTCGCAGCCGCCGGTCTGGTTCCTCGATGTCAACGGCCAGCCCCTGGAACTCGATACGGAGGCGCTACTCATTCAAGCCGCTTTTCAGCGCAGTTGCGTCGAACAACTTAATTTCATGCCGCGTACGCTCACCAAACCCGCCTGGGAAACGCGCATTAACTCGTTGCTCACCGACATGCAGGAAACCGAAGGCTCGGTGGTCGAGGTGAGTGAAGACGCCAGCATCAATGGCCGCTTCTATGACTACCTGGAAGAGTTCTGCACCGGAATGCAGCAGGCCGAAGAGCGTGACCAGATCATCTTCCGGCGGCCTTATACCGATGACGATGCAGGCAAGACTTTTTTCCGCTTGAAAGACCTGGAGCTTTTTCTTACCAAGGCCAATTTCCGGGCCTATCGCTCCCACCAGATCGCCCAGCGGCTGCGTGACATGAATGGGGAAGCCGTACAGCTACGCATCAAAGGTCGCCCCGTTCGCGTCTGGGCGATCCCGTCCTATGCGCCGGTCGAAACCAACGTCGATACGCCTAATTTTGGCAACGACAGTGATGTACCGTTTTAATGTTTAGAATTTTCGGGCCGCCAGGGACCGGCAAGACCACGACGCTTCTCGATCTGGTCGATGCTGCCCTCGCTTCCGGCGTCTCCCCCCACCAAATTGCCTTTCTCGCCTTCACCCGTAAGGCTGCTCGTGAGGCCAAGGAGCGCGCGGCACAGCGGTTTAACCTCAACCCAGAGGATGACCTACCTTTTTTCAGAACGCTGCATAGCTTGGCGTTTCGGCTCATTGGGATGCGGTCAGAGCAACTGATGACCGCCGACCATTACCGCGAGCTATCCAACCGCGTGGGCATTGCCTTGATCTCCGGGGTAGGCGACGTGGACCCAGATGATGAGTTCTCCGGCGTATTGAAACGAGAGAGCCCCATCCTGCGACTGATTTCGCTCGCGCGACTAAAGATGGTGCCCCTGCAAACCGAGTACAACCGCAGTTCCATCGAGCAGAACTGGACCGAGGTGGAATACGTGTCCCGTGCCCTCCTCGAATACAAGCGCGTCAACAACCTCTACGACTACACCGACATGCTCGAACTCTTTGTCGAGAGCGGCCACCAAATGTGCCCCAAGTTTGAACTCTGTCTGTTGGACGAAGCCCAGGATTTATCCCCACTGCAATGGCGCATTGCTCACTTATTAGATAACAAGTCGAGCAAAATGTACTGCGCTGGAGACGACGATCAGGCGATTTACGAATGGGCCGGGGCTGACGTCCAGCATTTCATTCACCTTCCGGGCGGTGCCGAAATCCTCGAACAAAGCTACCGAGTTCCCGCAGAAATTCATGGCCTCGCCACTAACATATCGAGCCGAATCAAGGGCCGGTACCCGAAAAGGTACTTCCCTAAAAAGGAACCCGGAAGGATTCAGCGCGTGTATGGTCCGGATGAGTTGGACATGAGCAGCGGCGAATGGCTCATCCTCAGTCAAGCCAACTACCAGCTCCAGCCCGTGGTCCAGGATTTACGTCATCGCGGTATTTATTTCGAGGATCGTGGCCGTCCTTCGATACGCCCCAAGGTCAGCACGGCACTGCACGCATGGCAGCAGCTACGACGCGGCGAAGCCATTGATCTGCCTTCGGCCAAGACCGTCTACGCTTTCATGCGTGGGAATGGCTCGCGGGTTGCGCGTGGGTCGAAGACGATTCGCGCCGAAGAAGACGAGACGTTTACCCTGGAAAAGCTGCAACAGCACCACGGACTGCTGGCAACTTCGGATATGGCGTGGGAAGAGGCCCTCGACCGATTGCCCGACGTGGACCGCATTTATTTGAACCTCCTGGTGAAGCGCGGCGAGAACCTTCAGGAAATGCCACGCATCCGTTTGTCCACGATTCACGGGGCCAAAGGCGGCGAATCCGAAAATGTCGTTGTTTTCAGTGACTTGACGACGGCGGCAGAAAACTCTATGAACATAGAACCGGATGTGATGCACCGCGTTTTCTACGTGGCGGTCACGCGTAGCAAGAGGAATTTGTTTATCGTCGAACCAGAAGATTACGGGAGAAGTTACAACCTATGACACGATCCGAGTTTTTGCAGCAGACCTTGGACGCGCTCGATGGCCCTCGATCCGACACCTACGGCGATCCTCTCATCAACCACACCCGCATTGCGGAACTGTGGAGCACGATCCTCTCCACCCCGATCTCGGTCTCTCAGGTCTACGCCTGCATGGTGGCCGTGAAGTTATCGCGGCTGGTGCAAAGCCCCCAGCACCTCGATAGCTGGATGGACATTGCCGGTTACGTGGCCCTGGCGGCGGAAGCTTGCGATGAAGAGTGAAACCAAACTCCAGTTCCCCATGTTTGCGCCCGATGCCGAGTGGACGGCTCCAAAGGAACTGCCCGATCTCACGCAAGCCAAGACGATTGCCGTGGATCTGGAGACGCGCGACCC